TACGTAATCCTCTATATGCTATATGTGCATCTTCAGGTAGCATCTTATCTAAGTCAGCTTCAGTTAATCTTTTATTTACATAAGAGTCTGCATCAATCCATATTAACCAACCTTTTTTATACACAGCTTCTGCATGTTTAGTTAATGCAAATACTTTATGACTATTTCTTTTAGCATCTAGTTTAATATTATATGTTATTTGTCCACCTTCTGTACCATCATGTATAGAATGCATTTCTTTAAATGTATTATACTCTTTAATATCATTAATACTTTTATAAGAAATAGAATCTTTTTTAATTAATTTATAAGAGTCTATATTACAATCGTGATAGTAGCAGGTTAAGTTTAATGCAGGTTCAAATTGATTGTCTATAGATTTAATTAAATGATGTCCTATATTCTTATAAATAGTTTCATTAAAAGAAGTTACAAAGTTGTACTTACTCATATTAGATAGTCCTTATCTTGTGGTAGAATGCCATTATATTTTAACCACTTAGCATCATTACACCATTCAACAGCATATTTATTATCTTGTACTCTTGTTCCACCCCAGTCCTTAAACCAAGGTCCACCTGTAGTAAAGTGTACATTCTTAGCTTCTAATTTTTCATTTGAGTGTCCATCTAACCAGTTCCATTCTTCAGGTAGAGTTCCTATATCTGCTTCTTTATCTGGTAACCATTGAAATGTATGCAGCCATCTTCCTGTTTGAGTATTGATAGCATCTACTGTAAGTTTTTCATTATAGTGATGTGAACAATTAAACATCATAAGACTAGACCAGTTCTTTCTTGCATAAGGTTCTTGTACTTTACCATCCATTTTAGTTCCTTTAGGTGGTTCATACTTATGTTTAACACACCATAATGGATAATAATTATCTTGACACATATCAAATAATTCTGTTATATCAGTTCTAATATACATATCACAGTCCATATATAAAGCTAAACCTTGATACATATTTAAATGTGGTACAAGAAATCTAGTAAAACTAAAATCAGTAGAGAAAGGTTTACCATCTATTTCATCAAAAGATTGTCCTCCTATTGAGTTAGATTTTCTAGTATATAATCCCATTCTTGAAACAACATCTTTTTTAATTGGTACAACACGTACACCTTTAGTTGCTATTCTTTCTATTGAAAACTTTAAAACTTCATAAGCTGTATGTTCTCTTGAATCATAACCAATGTATACTGTATTAGTCATTTCTTTTCTTATCCTCATGCTATCTCCTGTATATAATATTGTAGTGTTCTAATTATAAATCATTTATATATTAAAGTCAACAAATATTTATATATCTACTAACTCACATGAACCTGCAGTGCATGCTAACTCTTGTGAACCTTTTGTTGTATCTTCTTTCTCAAACTTACTAAGCTCAGACCAGTTAATATTCTTTGGCATTTTAGCTGCAAGCTCTTCATATGTAGCTTTATCTATGTCTTGATAAGGTGCTTGTTGATATGTATGGTCAGAAAAAGGTAAGAAAGATATACCAGATAGTGCATCAAAGTTATCCCAACACCAATTACCTACGTTAATCCATTCATGTTCTTTAACAGATATAGTTACTGAAGGTTTATGTTCACACCAATGCTCTGCATAACACTTCCATATCTCTAGCTGTTCTATAGCTGTCATATCATCTCTGAATACAGCATTAGAATCTGCTTTCATAGGAAAAGAAAATACAGAATTATTTGGCTGCATTACATCATCTTCACAAGGTATACCCTGGTCTTTCATAAATTCTGTTAGTGGGTCTTTCTTATCTCCTCTAACTGTTCTTATGTAATAAGGATTATGTCTAGCATGAATACCACTAGCACTATCTACTAACTGACTAACTGTGCCTGAAGGTTTAACACAAGTAATAGCTGTTGATTGTGGTATGCCTAACTTCTCTGACCACTCTTTGTTTACTGTTACAGCTTTTTGTTTCATATCTTGTAGTGTTTCTGGTAACGTACTTCTCATTCTAGATAGTATACTATTATCCATAATACCTGTTAATGATACACCAAGTAATCTTTCTTCTTCTGTATTATCTTTCCATCTCTTTCTTAGATAACCAAAGTTAGTAAGTGTAGCTTGTATTGTACCTAATATAGTAGCTACTTCTATTTTATTCTTTAATGTTTCTACTGTATCAGTAGGTCTACATACTACCTCAGTTAAGTTACAAAACTGATTAGGTCTAAGTATAATTTCACTACAAGGATTAGTACCAAATGCATAGTCTGATTTACGTCTACCATTCTCTTTAGCTTTTGCTTGAGCTGATACTCTACTAAAGATACCACGTTCACCTGATTTACTTTCATATAAAGCTAACCATTCTTTCATAAAAATACCTACATCAGGTTTCTCTGTATAAGCTACTGAGTTATTAGCTAATGCTCTTTCAGGATTTGTCTCCCACCAAGCACCAGACTTAGCAACTCTTAATCTCTGGTCTGATAAATTAGATAGAGATATAAGAGCTGACCTACGTACACCACCAACAACTACAACTTCACCTGTTTTACATACAATATCGTGACACTCCATAGAAGATAACTTTCTACCTTTAGCTTCTTTAAATTTATTAATAGTAAAATCAATTAAATTAAGTAATGGTTGAGGACCACTAGCTCTTCCTCCAAATGTTTTTAATCTTGCACCTGCAGGTCTTATTTTATTTGGGTCTATTTTAGGTACTCTATTAGTATAAAGAAAAGATATTAAATCTCTAAATGCTCTAGCCCATCCTTCTTTAGAATCAGCTATAGATATTACATCTTCTGTATGTTCAAACTCTCTATCAGGTATAGTAGGTAGTTTAGAAACTCCTTCTCTTTCAACAGAAAAACCTACACCTGTACCATTCATAAGTATATAAAGTATCTCATCAAAAGAACGAGGACTATCTATAGGCACATAAGAACAATTATATCCTGATATGTTTTCTCTTTCTAGTGCTGGACCTGCTGTCATTAATGCTCTCATTGAAGGCATAACTTGTAGTCCTATAATACTATCTTCTATTCTTCTCCATACTTCAGGAGGTAATACTACACCTAAGTTTTTATCTAAATGTCCTTGCATAAAATTACTAAACCTAGATACTGTTTCAATCCAGCTTTCTCTTCTACCTTCATCAGGTAACCAACGTGCATATCTAGATGCATGTATAAATGTTTGATAGTCTGTAGGTAAATAATTACTCATTATTAAACTGCTCCTTATATTTTTCTATTGCTAACTGTAGACAGTGAATTCCTTTTTCATAATCTTCAATTACATTTCTACCTTTATTTTTATGCCTAGCTCTTGTTATATATTTAATACTATTTCCTTCTAAAAAAGTTAAATTGTTTGCTACAATATAATCTACAGGTTGAATCTTTAAATTTTTATAATGATTTCCTCCTACTTGTTTACCTCTTATAGCAACTTCTTTTAAATTTGTTTTATTAAAATCTTTTTTATCTTTAACTGTTTCTCTTATTGCATCATCCATTTGTCCCATTTTATTTTCCTTTTATAATTTTGATAAAAAATAGGCTACTAAAACAATTAGTAACCCTATACATATTCCTACTAGTAAAAAAAATATATTAACATCATAACTTGAATTGAAGTATAACATTAGTACATTCATAGTCAACTCATTTAGATAACAACTTATTAATTCTTTTTCTTACATACTTAACTTCTTTTGATTGTAAAACTTTATATGCAAATCCTCTAACATATTTAGAATCTAAGTTAGCACTATCACATATGTATTCAAAGTTAGAACAAGTAACACCTACAGTAGAAAAAAACCATCCTTTAGCTTGGTCTCTAGCTACAATACTTATTTCAGTTTCATTAGATGCTTCAGGTTTTGTTGCATCTAGTAATGCTTGAAGTATTACTGATAAGAATAAAAGTCTTTCAGTAGGACAATCACTAAATGATTTCTGCAAATATTCTGTGTATAGTATTTCTTGTTTTTCTTTCATTAATCCACTCTTCAGGTATCCCTTCTCTTAAAGAACAATATTTAAAATTGTGTCTGATGCACCAACTTGCATTAGTCATCTTACCACCTTTATATAATTTAGCTTTTGGATTATCAAATATAAATCTTATATCTAATTCTGGTTTTTGTTTTTTTATAAACAAATGTTTCTTTCTATCTTCTCTTACGAATCTACCTTTAACTTCTAATATAATTCCATTTTCTTTTAATATAAAATCTGGAATATATCTTTTATGTTCTAACCATTCGTATTCTATTTTACCTTTTTCATATTCATGAGCTATCTTTTTATCTATAAGTAAGTTGTATATCTTTTCTTCTGACTTACTACGAAACATTTACTTCTTCGACATTAGGTAATTTTTTAACTTGTGTAAGATGTCTAATGCCTTTTGAATATTTAAAACCACGTAGTCCCTTACCCTCATTAGCATCAGCCCAACATTCTCTTTTATAAGAGCAGTATACGCAACCAATCGAAAGTTTAAAGTTACCACTAACACCATCAGGTACATCAGGGTAGCACCTCTGAGGTTTAATATCTTGTACCACAACTTTTTTAAGGTGTTTAATCCTATCTTTAGCATTTATCATCTCCATATCATGTAGTTTAAGTAAAGCAAGTGAACCATTCTGTTTATCAATAGCAAAGAAAGCAGCTTCTTTATCTCCATGAGCATCAGCATAAGCTGATATCTGTGCTATGTAACCGAAAGGGTCTTCTTCTCTTAATGTACCATGACTAAATTTTTTAAAAGAAGAAGCTGATGCACTCTTAACATCAACTAATACTCCATCTATTCTACAGTCTTGATGTCCTACAACACCTTGTACTTTAACTTCTTTCTGTTCTTCCGTAACAGTATGTCCTGCTAGTTTAGTTAAAGCTATAAGTAAAGACTCTAACATATGTCCATATAAAAACTTTATTCTAGTAGCAGGTGTAAATTGTTTTTCTTTATTAGTGTTCTTCATATCATACCATAGTTGTCTGTCTGGTTTTCCTATAGCAGATAATCTTAAATTATTTTTTCCTCTAGGTTCATTATATAGATAATCAAAAAGACATTCTTTTATTTCTTTTCCTAATTGTTCTAGTATTTTATTTGCTTCTGTCTTAGATAAGTTTGGTTTGTTTGCTAAATCAAATAGTCTATAAATATCTTCTACTAATGTATCAATGTTTTTCATGTGTAAAAAAAGGGAGTAGTAAAATGAACTAAAACTACTCCCTATCCCTTCAGTTAGGAATTATGCAAAAGCTGCAGAAGTATCTTCATTTGATGTATATCCATCTTTAACTACATCAAAATCTTCTTGTGGTCCTGAATCATAAGGTACAAGGTCTGTTACTTGTACTGATTTTAAATCAGCTGATGTACCTTTTCTACCTTTAAACTCCCAATCGTATGTAGAGTATAGTACATTAACTAAGGAACCATTTCCTATTAGTGTATTGATAAGAGGTCTCTTTTGAGCATCTACTACAATAGGTGCAGCATTCTCATTACCATCTTTTCTTTTCACTTTTCTTTTTACTGTTACAAAATCTCCTCGGTCATCACCTTTGTTCTTAATAGTAAGTCCATCAGCTTTAACCATTTCAATGTTCTTTTTATCTAAGTTACAAACATCAAGAGTCCACACACCATCTGCATCAAATGTTGTATTAGGTGATGTAATGGATGCCCAATAAGCTTTTCCTGTTATAACTGTCATATTTAATTAACTCCTTTTTACTGTTATAAGATACATAATCATGTACCTTTTGTTATTAATAAATTTATTATTATATATTTAATTATTATTGTCAATACTTTTTTTAATAATATCTGAAGAAAAAATATTCTGGATATTCATTAGATACATTTTACTTGCATTATGGTCTCCACCAGATACTGTTTTCTTATTAGTTGTTTGTTCTACAATACGTCTAAGCATATCAGTTTTAAAAACTAATGTTGCATATACGTCTTCATTTATACATAGATTATGAAACCAATAGTCTGATTCAGTAGCTGCTATACCACTAGGTTTACCATAGCTTTCATATTCTATTGCTATGTTACCTGTCTTTAACCACATACCTCTTTCTGATTTCACTTCTATCTTCTTATCTTGTAACATGTCTGCTACAATCTTCTCTTTAACTAGACCATACTTTAAGTCTAAATCAAATTTCTTTCTATCTTGTATCTTTGGTTTTAATGTGTTGCTGCCCATGTTAATCCTGCCTTCCACTCACTATCTAAAGGACAATTAAGTTTTAATATTTGTTCTGTTTGTTTAATAGATTCTTTACTTATCTGTCCAAACTTTTGTACATCTTTATGATTAACTTCAAATTGATATTCATCATGAACAGATGCTACTAAGTGAGCATCAATACCAGAAGCAGTAATCAT